CTGTGATATTTAAACTATCTCCGCTTTCAGTAACCGCTACACTCGTTACTGTTCCTGTTGCACCTGAAGCCCTTTGCCATATAGAACCTGAATAAATAACTTGGTCGCCTACCACAAAAGCAATAGCACCAGCACCAAAGTCAACTGTACCTGCAACATTACATAAGTAAACATCACCTTGATTTCCTGTACCATTTACAAGGGTTGGTGTGTTAGTAGCAGCGTTCCAAGTTCCCTTATATTCCATAACCGAGTTAGGTAACTGACTTACTAAAATCTTACCATTAACATCAAGTCTTGGTACACCATTAGCAACATCAAAAGCTACAGAACTTAATACCCCACTTGTTCCAATAATTACATCTTGTAAATTCCTAACTTTCGCACCTGCTGAAACAACTATTTGATTTGCCATCTTATATTAATTTATAACTAAATTATTGAAATAATGCCCTAATAAACTCCCCACTTTCTAATACCCTTCCAAATGTCAATACCCCTGTTGTACTATTCCACTTGACTTGCTCATCAACTGCCGTTCCTGTCGTTAAAATATCTTGAACATCAATTCCACCACGAGAAACATAAAGACAAGCCTTGCCTATCATATCGCCATAAGTAATTGTCGTTTCTCCACCTGCTGCAACAGTTCCCTTTGTGTAAACCGCACCTCCAGCAACAATTACAACCCCTTCAGGATTGATTTCAGTTCCTGTTGTAGCATAAGCACCTGTACCCTGTAACGATACACTATACGTTGCTATGTCTTTATAAGGTGCGTTAATTTGTAAACTTGTTAAATTACAATCCCCACTAATAACTACCAACCCATCAACTCCGTTATCAATAACAAACTTTACTAAAATTGTAGTCCTATCTTGTTGTTGCTCAAGTAAGAATAAATAGCCATAACCATCCAAAGTTATAAGACCATCACAAGTTACACTCCAAGTTGCAGTATCATTTTTGTATTCTCTATACCACGCACTCGTTTGGCTTGTTACCTCTTTTTGGTCAACGCTTACACTAAATGTGCAATTTGTAGAACACGAAAACGGAATATCCCTACCTGCTGGATATGTAACCGAAGGTGGTTCAAAATAATACAACATTATATTGTTGCCTTGTACATTGTCTGCCATAACTACAAATTTAAGTATATATTCCTATTATCACTCCGTCAATCCTTATTTGATAAACTTTAGTATTAGGGAACACTGTTTCTACCTTATACCATAAGTAATCTCCGTTAAAAGTTAATCCACCATCTTCATCTTCATAAAACACATCACCATAATCAGGGTCGGTTATTCCATCTAATGTAAATATTTCAGTTGCAGTTAATGTTCCTGCTAAAGCCTCTGCACTTGTTACATAACCATTAGACCTAAAATGTGCAACCGAAGGAACAAATGGTGGTGTGCTTGTTGAGTTTATTATTTCGTAAATATTAGCTTCAACATTTTCGCTATTAATATCTAATAAAGTTCCTTGTATAGTATCATTAAACAAATCAATTGTTGTATTGCCTACCATATACTGCTTATTAGCAACACTTATTTGTGCTGGGTCAGTATCAGTTGCCTTTATTCTCATTGCACCGCTAAATCTACCTTCATCAGTATTCATACCCATAAAAGTAGAATCTATATTGATTACATTCTTGTTTAAGTTATTAGAATATTGTCTAATTACTAATTGACTTAATGAACGATATTTATCCGATAAATATTCGTAACGATACCAATTCTTTAAGTTTAAACCATCTTCATCTGCTAAAAATCCTTTATAAGAATAGTAACCATTGTAAGAATCGTTAAAGCCTAAATCCAAATCTGCATTAAATACGTATTCATCCGTATTACTTAATGAACCAATACATTGATAAGATTGAAAAGCAGGTTGGATAGTAAATGAAAAATTATTTACTTCGTTTGCTTCTACTGTTGATTTCCAATAAGTAGAAGCAGGTTTTGCTAATATATATTCAAAATATATTGTTCCTGATTCGGGGGCAGGTGGCAATATTAAACTTAATTCAGTTAAACTTACTTCTGCATCATATGGCTCAAAATAATAACTTGAACCGCCAAACTCCCACTTTTTATTATTATCTATGCTATAAAAACCTGCTGGAGTTTGTAATTGAATTCTTAATATAAAGAAAGCATCAGGAACTGTTGCACCAACTGCTACAAGATTTGAATTAAAAGAAATTTGTACCACTTCATTAAAAGCAATATTAGGGAAATATGTAGGTCTTATTGATGCGTTGTAAGGTGCTACAACATTTGTAATATCTATGTAATAATCGTTTGATAACCTACTAGGATATGGTGCTACAAATATTAAACCGCCATTTACATCTTCAGTCCAAGCGTAAGCGTGTAATAAACCTCCTGAAGATGTTACTTGCTTTAAATCACCATTAGTAATATAGTTTGAAGGATATTCAATTTGTTTATCAAATTGTACTTTGTTATAACCCTTTCTTAATAGTTTTACTTGGCTATTATCTACAAAGAATAATCCTGTTTCATTACCACTATAACCATCTATTAAACCATTAAAACTTGTAGTTCCTGAATCAACTACTAATCCAGCATCATCATATTCAGTAAACCAATATGTTTCTTGTGCAAATTGTGAAATTGCAAGTATTTGCCATTTTCCTTGTGCTTGAAATAATCTTGCACCAAATCCTTTTACTATTTTAGTTAAAACCGACAAGCAATTATCTACTTGATAATCATTAGTAATAAATAAAGCAAAGTTTAAGTATGATTGTTTTAATGGGTCCGCCCAACTTACATCTGCCCTATCATCCATTCCATCTGCGTAATAACTTATTCCTGTTATAACATTTGGATTTGTTGGAAACCCAATTGCATTTAATGAATTTAATATGTAAAATAAACAATCATTAAAATCACTTAAAACATAATCTACTGCTAAAGGGTAATTAATCTTTTCTAATAAACCCAAACCATCCACTGCGTTAAATGAAAGTTCTTTTCTGCCTGTTGTAAATGAAAATTGAACGCTATCACTTAATGCCCATCCTTGCCACTCTAAAGTTTCATCATAGTAAAGTTTACATAAATACTTCCTATCGTTTAATGTTGTTAAGTTTGGCATATTATTTATGTCATCCGTAACATCTATTCCAATACTTAATTGACTTGCATAAATAGGTTCAAAAATATCATCGCTTCTTGGGATATATTGCAATTGTATTGTAGTTGCAGGATATTCAATTAAAGCACCAGCATAGCCATCTTCTAACATATATAATATTGAAATGCTACCGCTTTTAGTAGCCATTGTTATTTTATATTTATTAACGTATGCCATTATACTCCCCTTCTTAAATTAAGTGAATAATTAGACCTTTGCATTGCTAAAACTAAATCATTTCCTCTTAATACAAATGAGCCTCCGCTCATTGTATCGCCTGAATTAGCACCTGCTGAAAATGCTTTACCAAAAAAGCTATCCAATTTAGACAATGGCATTATTGCTTCACTTTCTCCACCCTCACCTACCATTGCAAATGTTGGTTTGCTTACTATTCCACCTTCTGCTAATTTTGGGAATCCTAGTAACTTACCAAGTCCACCTAATATATCACCACCGCTTGAAGGAACAGGAACACCGCCCATTCCTAAAGCAGTCATAATAGCTTTAAATATCAAAGCCTGTACAACAAGTTGGGCTAATTCTAAAACCATATTTCTAAACATATTTGTAACTGCTTCTCCAATATTTTCTCCTTGAGCAAGTGCTTGAAATATACTACCAACACCTTGTGCTATAAAACTAGCAGTAGATGCAGCTTCGTTTAATAAAAAATTAAATTTTGCTTGTTCACTTGCTGCCTGATTTATTGCATCTGCTTCAACAAGTGTTTGTGATGGTCCACGACCTAAAATCCCTTGCGGTGCTGATGGTGCAACAGGAGATACTCCTTTTTGTAATTGTAAAAATGTTCCAACTTGTTCACTAGTTAATTTAGTAAAGGCTTTATAGTTTTTAGTTGCCTCTAAAATTGTAGTATTTAAAGTTTTAGCACCTTTATCCATTACATAAAATGCGTTTGGTAAAGCGTTATCAACTGTAGTTTGAAGGTCTTTGTTTAAATCTGCAATATTCCCTGATAATGCTAAAGCAGTATTTGCAAATCCAACATATTCTTTTTGAGCAGCCGCAGCGTTATTTGTTACCCTTTGGAATGCACCAATTTGGTCGGATACAGGAATTATTGCTTTATCTAATATTTGATATGCTTTACTATAATTTATTGCTGCTGCACCTGCTTGTTTTAATACATTAGTTAATTCAATTTGTTTATTTGAAATTTCATCAACATATCTTGCAGTAATAGCTTGAGCAACTAATGCTTGTGTATATAAATCAACTGCTTTTTTAGCATCATCCGTTGTTTTAATTGTACTTGCATAAGCAGCATTTACCTTGCCTAATTCATTTACAACCGCATCTAATGCTTCCTTTCTTCTAGCATCAGTATTATTTGCGTTTTCTGCAACATTAATATATGCTTGTAATTTAATACCACTTTCACTTGCCGATGCTTTTGCCTTATCTAAACTATCAGCAAAGTCTTTATTTGATTTTGCAGCATCTTCCGCTACACTTTTTGTCTTAAATAACTTATCTCCAAATACTACTAATAATGATGAAACAACACCCAAAGCAAGACCTATACCTGCTGGACCCATTAACCCTTGTGCCATCTGCTTTAAAGCACTTCCTGTACTGCCACTTGTTTCTTTTAATCTTTGGAAGGATTCTAATAAAGGGTTTAAGTTATTCGCAATTCCTAAAAAACCATACGGAGCATCTTGAGCAACCCTTGAAACATTGACCAAAGCCTGTGTCGCTTGATTACTTGCTGGAGCAACTCTCTTAAAAGCAGCACCCAGTTGGGTTGTGGCAGTAACAGTTTCCTGTATATTTTGAACCGCTTGTTTATTGTCAGCGGTTATCGTAATTTTTAATGTTTCTTGTGCCATTTTATTATTTTACTCCGTACAACTTTAATGTCCTTGCAAGTTGTTCTTGCGTTAGTTTAGGCTTTTCATCTTCTACTTCATCACTAGGCAAAGGGAAAAAGGACTTTATACTTTTCGGATTTTTATCCGTTGAATTTGACCTATAAATCATATAAGCTAAAGTTCTTGTCCTTTCCCATTCCTTTATCTGCTGATTCTCATAAGCCTTTTTATATAATAAAAATTCTCGCCAAGTAAGTTGCCAAAACTCATTAATTGTCAAGCCAACTTCTATTGCGAGAATAATTATTGAATCCCAGCTATATATTCCTATTTTTTTTTTCCTTTGTCTTTGGTTACTTCGGCATTTTCTTTTGTTTCAGGAATCATTGAAGTCTGCATAAATTTAATAAAATCTATTAGCTGACCATCCTTTGCAGATAACCCACCAACCTCATCAATCCAATCGCAAACGATAACATCGTTAAATTCAATTGGTTGATTTAGTGTCTTACATCCGCTTTCGGCAGATGCTTGGATTATATGCACAATTGTTCCTAATTCAAAAGCCCCACTTGATAAAATATTGATTAAGTCCAAAAGAGATTTATTCTCTAATTCGCAAAATCTTTTCATCGCCCAAGTACCCCACTTCAAAGGGATTGTTTTGTTGTTGTTCAGTCTTAATTCAAACATAGTTTAGTTGTTGTTTTACGCTTGTTCAGTTTGTGCAATTGGTGGAACACATACTACAAAAGTTGCAGTAAATTTCACATCATCGCCATCATCTGCCTGTACTCCAAAATCACTTATAAATACAGTGCTTGTAGAAAGTCCACCATAATATACATCACCTGAAGTTGGAGTTGCTTTACCCATTTTAATAGTAAAAATAGTTTTAGCAGCGTGTGCTGTGTACAATTGTTGGTAAGAATCCTTACTTGGACTTCCTGTTTCATCAATTGCGAATCCTTCACACTCAAAAGATTGTGAAAATACAGGACTTGGTGTGTATGAATTACCACACTTTGAAGTTGCATCAATTGTGTCGTTAGTTGATGTCAATGAGTTTGTTGTTAAACAAGCCACAGGTAAAAAAGTTGTACCTCCAGCTAAATCTGCTAAAAGGAGATAATCCCTTGCTGATACTTTAGTTTCTGCCATTTTATTTTAATTTTGAGTTATTATTAAATTGTAAGTTATTATTGTTCTAAATACGTTGTCCAAAGGGTTTAAACCATCTAAATTTCTAATTGCACCCACCACTAAACTTGAAGCATAAAACCCATTTGCTAGGGTTATTGCAGTTTGTGAATTGATTGCAGTTAGTATTAAATCACTTATAGTTTCAGCTCTTTTATAGCCAAAGTTACTATTTTTTATTACA